CCACTCTTTGATTTCCAGCGAAGAAGTGGCTAGCCCAATCGATAGCTATATTACTACTTTCAATTCTGCTCAATCACTAACAGGGCAAGATCCTAACCAAATGGTACGTTTCTTAAGACCATATGGTCTACTAGACGACCAGAGTCAAAACGAATACGTGCAAATGGCCTCGCTACCCAGCGCAAACGTGGTGGACATTAAGGACGAAAATAACCTACGTAGACTTCGCTTAGTAGACCGTTTCTTCCTAGCCAGCCCACTAGATTTTGGTCCAAAAGACACCGCAGTAGTAATCGCCGACAATAACCCAGTATCGGAAAGCTTCACGATTCCATTCTTTCGTCTAGCTACTACCAATACTAGTTTTGCCAATAACACTACTAGCTTTAACGCCTACGATACTGCTTCTGGGGCATCTGCTCAATTCGCGTCGTACTTTGGAAACTTTGATTTCTCGAACTTCAAAGTATACCTACAAGCCAAGAAAGTACTCAAGCCTACTCCTACCCAAACCGCTATTCTCTATAGGGCTGCTCAGTTTGGCGCCAGCGGCGAAAAGATCAACGTAAGCTACGGCTACCCTTCGGCTCCTAATTTGGGGATTACTAGCACGGTCACAGTTGGAGCTACAACTGACATTAATATCATTCTACAAAGTGGTAATCCCGTAGCTAGCTCTACCGATGCCACCACGGAATGGAACGTAACGGTTACTCCTAATACACCAGTTGCTGGGACGGATCAAGTAACCTACACCTATGCAGGAACAGGAACTGCTCCAGCGCTCTCTTTGGCTGGTGGAGAATACGTAAATATTGGTACTAAGACAGAATTGAATGCCGCCAATACAGGTATATACAAAGTATCTACTGCTGCTGGATTCTCTCCTTCTTCCACTGCATTTACCGTACAAATGCCCAACGGCGTAGCTGTACCCCAAATGAACGCCGCTACACAAGCAAACGGTCAGGTCATTTTCTATCAAAATAACCCTACTTCCGCCGCTGCAATTGCTGCTTATGTAAATGCTAACCTATCTAACTATCTATCTGCCACCCTAGTAAATGATAGCGGATTAAGCGGCGCTGGGATCATAGCACTAAGTACATTCGAAGATAGTGGGTTCGCTTATCGTTTTGTTACCCTACAAGATGGCATAAACTGGATCGCTAGCTCTAACCTATTGGGCAATCCACAATTCACCCTCAAAAAGCCATTAGCCCTAGACGCTGACGTAGGATATGCATTCAACAATGGCGAACCCTTATATCTAACGCCTACCACGATGGATCAGGTTGTCAGATTCCTTAATATCCTAGCCGTTACCGGTTTTACCACTGTAGGGACTGTTAAGGCCGTGGATCGCGGAACCAGAGTAGAACTCGCTACAGATACCCTAGGTAGCTCTGGCGCTATCCAGATCGTTGGTGGTAATGCCAATGGATATTCGGTTCCTGTAACCGGAGCTTCTGAAATCCTAGATAATATTTATTGCCAAACTCCCGTAAGTTCAATCGCTGGAGCCCCTATTCTAAGCGACCAATGGTTTGAACTCGTTTCATCCATTAAGCAAAAGAAGAGCACTCAATTCGATGCCAATACCAGCATTAGTGTACTCGGAGCTTCCCCTACCGCTACCGAATCGCTAATTACCCTTTCTGGCGGCACTCTAACCCAGAGATACTTTGGCCAACCAAGAAGTTTCGTTCGTACACAAGGCAGAACATTCAAAGTTGAAAAACAAGGTTCTCTAGTATGCTTGAGCTGGAATGGTCAAGGACTAAGCCCTTACTTCCAAAAAGCTACTTTGAATTTTAATGCTTCTGGCGGTGGAACTTTCAACGCTTTCCCAGTAGCCGGAACCTCTGATATTCAATTCATTATCGAATCTGGATTGGCTAATTTCAGCGAGATTTCAATCGGTGACATGATCACCGTAAACGGATTGGCTCCTAGTAACAATGGGACCTTCTCTGTTACCGGAGTAAGTTCCAATGGGAAAATAATCCAAGTAAGCAATAGCGCAGGAGTAGCCCAACTTTCTACGGGAACCTTCACTTTTAGCGCTAATCCTACCGCTGGAGACGTATTCAATATCAACGGAATCCCTTTCGTTGCTGGAACCAATTTTGCAGTAGGACTTACCCAAGCCGCTACCATCGCGAACCTTACTGCAGTAGCTGGAACCGCTCCTGGAGTAACCGCCGCATACAATGGCAGCATAGTAACCATTACGGCTACCTCTCCTTCCGCTATCGTGCCAATTTCTTACGCAGGAACCCCAGTAGTTACAGTATCGGGCGCCAATCTAGTAGGCCCATCGTTCACTTCCAGCACCTTCACGGCATCAAGTCAAGTTACGGAAGGCGATAACCTAATCATCAACGGTACATTCAACATTCTAAACCAAGGCAAGTTCAGAATCATCAGAATGTACAATAACAGCGTATATTTCAGCAATCCAAACGTGGTGGAAGAAGAAGTTACGCTACCCGCTAACCTAATCAGCCTAAACGTAGATAGCACCAGCTCTTTGACCATTAATGCCACCAACAACAATGCCCACCTATCCTGGAACGGCATTGGAACCGAACCTCTATTGGGCAATGCTCAATTGGGCGACATCATTACTTTGGGATCGGACTTCTCGTCTGGCAACCAAGGTAGTTTCATGGTTACCTCGGCTAGCCCTAAATTACAACAAATCACCTCATTCGTAAAGCCAGCCGGATCACAATTCCCAGTATCTGGCGTATCGGATTACTTCCTAGTCAATTCGGCTGGAAACGTAAACCAATACTACGTATGGTACAATGTTAACGGCGTTACCACGGACCCAGCACCAGTAGGCAAGACTGGCGTACAGGTAAACATCCTAAGCGGAGATACCGCCGCACAAGTAGCAGCCAAAGCAGCCTTAGCCCTAGCAACACAAACTGGGATCACCGCTACTTCTTCTGGCTCAACCCTAACGGTAACCACCACGGATTCTATCGCCACCACACTGGCTTCCAATGCGACGATGCCTTCCCCCTTTACGGTAGTTCCCGTACAGACCGGCACCAGGACGTATGTGGAATTAGTGAATCCATCGGCGGTAAACGAATCTACCGTCTTGGTTACTGGCGGAACATTCCAAGACTCTCGCCCACAAATGGTATTCTCGGAATATGACGCGACCGTAGCTGGTGACAATTTCGTAGTTACCGGCAATATTCTAGGATCTTCGAATACCGGAAGCTATACGGTAGTCCAGGTACTAGACAAAAACAACGCAATAGTAGCAAGCGACATGACTTCTGTTTCCAATGTGAGCATGAACAATAACACTACCGCCATCTATGTACTAGAAGACAAAGCGTACGTAGGGTATAAGAAAGTATACTCGGTATCGGCTGAACCCGGAACCTTGACGACTAATTTGGTTACTTTCGACACGCCAAATCAGTACGACAAGATCAATCAGTCTTCTGGTACTGAAATTGTTGCGCAGAATAAGATGAATTGGCCTACTACTTTGAGAATTGGCTTAGATTCTTACCGATACGATATTGGTTTGATCGCTACCGCCAACAAGATTCTATACGGAGATCCTTCCGATCCTGTGGATTTTCCCGGCGTAGCTGCCGCTGGCGCTGAAATCTTTATTCGTGGACCACTCGTTAAAAGAATCATCATGTCGATCGTGATTAGAACGCTTACTGGAATTCCATTCGCACAGGTACAAAGCCAGGTGCAAAGTGCAGTCGCCGCTCTAATCAACGCGAATCCAATCGGGGTCAGCATACCAATCAGCAGCATCATCGATGTTGTAAGTACGGTATGGGGCGTAAGTGCTGTGAGCATTTCTTCTCCTCTATACAATCCAGCCAACGACCTTATCTCTTTGACTGCTGCAGAAAAAGCCTATGTGGTTAATCCAAATACAGATATTTCCGTGTCTCTGGCTGGAGCATAACTATGGCGATTACAACTACAGCTCAAGAAGTCGCAAAACTTCGCTCATATCTTAATCCACTGATTCGTGGAAAAAACACAGATGCGGTGTTGTATGCGCTTGCGTCTGGTTTTTCAAGTTATCTAGTAAACACGGCGGACAACGTACAGCAGCAGATGTATTTGGCCACCGCGCAATCTATATTTTTGGATAGACTTGCCGCCGAGTTCAACGTCACAAGGCCTCCGCAGGTTGGGGTCGGCGATGACGAGTTTCGCCAAATTGCGATCCAGATAAAGAATCTAAAGGCGATTAGAACGCTAATCAATTCCATATTAAACATCATTTATGGAGATCAATTAACCAAAGCCTCCGCCGCATCTTCTAAGCTTGAAACATACGCCTTAGCCGATCAGGATACTCTGATTCTATCTTTTGACAATCAGGCGCCCGTAACCATTATTTTCAATACCAATCAGTTTTCTAACATTGGGGCAGCACTAGCGCAAGAGGTTGCGGACGCGATCACCACCAACCTAAGTGCTATGGCTTTAGATGGATATGCCGTAATGCAAGACGATGGCAACGGCCCATACGTTCGCATATATTCTAACACGGTCGGCCCCGCTTCCGCAGTAACTATCTTGGGTGGTTCCGCTCAGAACGTGCTGGTATTTCCCGCCCCAGTAGGTGCTGGCGGCAATCTATCTACGCAATGGACTCTAACCGAAGCCAACGGTGGCGCCATACGCTTCACTTGGACTGGTGGAGCAAACCCAAACCTGGGCAAACTATCAGTAGGCAACTATGTGAATATTTATGGAGGAGGATTCGCTTCTTCTTCTAACGTTGGTTCTTATACAATTACCGGACTTTTGGGCGGAGCACAAGACAGTTCTTATTTTGAAGTATACAATCCCCTAGGAACACCAGGAATCGTAGTTCAAGGGAATGACAACGCTGTTCTGTTCTTTAATCCCGAACAACAAAAAGTAACTAGCCAAACAACGTATGCCGCTCAGTTCCAAGTAAGCCCCAGGACCGTGCAAGTTTTCATTCCTGCCATAACCAAGGTGGTGAGAAGGACAAGGCAAGGTTCTGCGCATTTGAATGACGACGCTTTTGCAGAAACTCTTGCTGGCCAACCGGGACCATATCTTTATGATCTTACCCAGCCCTTTACTATCAGCAAGACATCAACCAGTCTTACGCAGAATCTAAGCGGAGCAGATCCTAAACTCATTTCTGTAGCAGACTCTTCTGATTTTCCTGATGCGCCAGGCTATCTGATTTTTGGATATGGTACCGCAGAACAAGAAGGACCAGTGCCATATATCGCCACCCCTTCTTCTACTACTATTTTGATTAGTCCAGCCTACACTCTCAAGAATTCTTTTCTATCAGGAGCAAACGTAATCTTAGTAGAGACAAAGGCGCAGATAGTTATAGCCACCGATGGGTCAAATTTTGATTTCATTCTTACCGGGGATAGTGCCGGAAAAAATTGGTGCATAGATTTGATAAACCAAATTTCAGCTACAGGCCTTAACATTATTTTTACCGTTATTTTTCCTAGCGACATCGGCCTCGGAAAATTCGGAACTCCATTTTCAGAAATCACAACGGTTTACGGTCAGTAAAGGAAATTATATATGCCACAATATAGTATGGTAGGGGCAGAAATCGTTATTTATATTAACGGTAAAAAATACAATAGCGCTCAAAGCTTTTCATTAAACTGCGATTATGGAGAAACACCAATATTTGGAATAGATTCTCCGTTTGCACAAGAAATCACCACAAACAAAGTGTCTGTATCTGGCAGTATTAGTGGGATAAGAATACGGAATAGTTCGGGAATCCAAAGCGTGAGCGCTGTAGGTTTGACAAAAGATATTATGTCCTCTCCGTACATTTCAATCCTCATAGAGGATCGTCAAACGCAAGAACAGATTGTGTATTTACCTAGAGCTAAAGTTACATCTGAATCTCATTCAGCCGCAGCTAAAGGTACCTATAAACTTAATATCAGTTTTATCGCAGTCCTCGCAGAATGGGCAAGTGACCGGGTTTCTTAACCCTTCCGATTACAATCGTGGCACCATCTGCCTTTTAGTATATTGGCCGGTCTAGTATCCCAAGTATGGCCGTATTGGCATTCCCATTTAAGTTTAGTGTTAATATTAACGTACTGAGTGGATAGACATTTTCCGCCACGGTCTTGTGCTATTTTTTGCATACTCTCGATAGTGTGCGCTTTTCTTCCAGAACAGTATGGACACCAAGACCCCTTATTAACAATCGAATCCGCAGATGCTGGCCATTCATGTCCATATTTACACTCCCATTGCAAGTCAGTCTTGCAGTTTATATAAACAGTAGATAAACATTTACCACCCTTGGTTTCTGCAAAAGCTTTACATTTTTCTATCGTAAGTTTTGCTTTGCCAGCACAATATGGGCACCAAGCACCTTGCGTCATTATTGGTCCATAACGAGCGTGCCATTTATCGCCCTTTTCGCATTCCCATAATAGTTTATCGTTTTGATTAGTGTAGCTAGTAGATAAGCACTTTCCACCCTTACTTTTTGCTAAAGCATGCATGTCTTCTATTGTATATCTGACATTTCCGTAACATTTGGCGCACCATTGCCCAGCATCTTTTATTTTAGATGCCGTAGCCTCCCAAGGAGGATGACCGTTGGCACATTCCCACAAGTATTTACTTCTCATCCCGGTATACTGAGTAGATAAAAGCTTTCCGCCTTTGGATATTGCTATTTGTTTAAGTTCTTCAAATGCCGCATTATCTTCTGAAGAATAAATACTTTTCAAATCAATTTTAGAATGGTCAAGAATAGGTGCATTTATATTGTTTTCTGCAAATTTTTCAAATAAGAATTTTTCTAAATCTTTTGTTTTTAAAATATTTACAAGTTCTGGGATTTCAATAAGAATTACATTGTTTTCTTTGCAAAGTTTTCTTTTAAATTTGTCCAATTCTATCCTATTGTTTAATTTTACTTCTGTATTGGAAAATCTACCAACCCTATAGTGTTGTTCTCCCTGATGTTCAAAAGCGATTTTCAACTCTTCGCAGTAGCCATCTAATTCTAAGTTATAAGTAGTTTGAGGATTTT